GTATTATGCGCTTTACTCATGTGGGTCAACGTTATGCTGGCCCTCACGAGGGAGACTACTGTCTACTGTTTTAAAGTGGAACTGACTGCGTAAAGCACCAGGTTAAGGAGAATTCCTCTCTGATCCATTAGCGATGTCAAGGCACCGTTTACAGTAGATATACCCTTCCGAGTAAGAGTCGAGTATGACGTTGTTCTTCTTAACGAAGTGACAACTCATCGAGCTAACATCAATTAAAGATGCGGACCCATTACGGGTTATTTAGAATCCTTTACGGATCTTGTGCCAACTATTAAAAGTTGATAAATAACGAGGGCACACCCCCAATAGCAGTTCTCAGCGCGGGATCGTCCCGTCTGAAGAAAAGTCCATATGTTGCATTGTCAAATTTACTTGCAATAGTTTCCAGATCTTTTATGTTCCAGGGTTGAACCCCTGGTTCTACGATCTCTCTAATGATTTTCCAGTTTTGCTCATGACGAGCTTTAATAACTTTCCCATTATAGGATAACAGTTTGTCTGGTTTTCTTGGAATCTCACCATTCCACCATTTAAGAAAGTTAATTCTTCTCATGGCCTCATCAGCTAGTTGTTTCAAACTGATAAAGCCCTTTTCACGGTTCAAAAGATCTAACTTCTGCTGAATCGTCCAATTAACCGCATAATGCGGGAGTTGTTCAAACACTTCTCTTTCACCGACTATCTCTAGTCGTTTTGCAATTTCCAGAATATTAATTTCTTCCGGGTCCCAGGGGAAGCCCTTTGCACTTGATCTCCAAATAGATTGGATTAAATCAACACAATACAAGAATTTATCTTGTGGTAGTTGAAGCATACCGTAATAGTATGGCAAGTAGGACCTTCTTAACGATTCGTCATGAATAGTTAATGTTCGTCCGACGGCAATTCCAATCCCACCCAGTTGACGAGGTAGGGAGGGTAAAGCACGAGTAATTCGTTTTGCTTCGGCGTAATGCCTAGTCCAAAGGAGGGTCTTAGACCTTCTCTTTTTCCATTCTAGACTTGCTGGCAACCAACTTAATTGTTTTTGCAGCAGTTTTGCATGTCCCAGGAAGGGATCACTCCCATCCTGTTTAACTTTACTTTTTCCAGAAAAGATCGAACCTTTAACTGTATCAAGAAATACTAGATCCCCGAATAATTCAGGTGCTCTAGATAGGTCTACACCAACCGGTAATCGGTAGAAGTATTGTTCACAAAACGTACCAGCCTTTCGGCTTACGGAATGAATCTTAGAGATTCTGAGCTTAAGGTTTTTGGCCTTATTCTCGAATGAATCGCAATATGGCTTTGATACTTTTAATAGTATCATGTCGTCGCCAACACTTTGTCCAATAGGCCTTTTAATTAAACCAGCCTTATGGATATCCTTAACCTTCTGAGTTTCAACACTACATTGGTTTACTAACGAAAGCATTACTAAAGTTAAATAGACAAATGCTAACGTATCTCCCATAAATACTCCAGAATTAGTTTTAATCTTATCTGGGTAATCATTTTCTAAATATTTCTTCTCTTTTAACAGAGAAAGATCTACTTCTCTTTTGTCGATCTTGAAAAGTTTGTTATAAACTTTCCAAGGATCATAGTCTTTCATGACTTCATCAAGGAATTTATCATTCTCTTGCTTGATTTCAAAGCTCATGGAGTACGTTGCATCGTTAAGATCCAATGACATCATGTATTCACTATCATCATAATAGTGTTGGTTCAGTGTAGCTTGACGCTTCTTAAACACTGCTGCTTCGTTATCATTAAAGGGAATGAACTCCCTTTTCCGAATGCTATTAACAGGCGGATCGATTTCTGCTTTATTGGAC